GGGCCAAGGTTGCGAAGTTCGTCTAGCTGCGATAACATTTTGAATGTTAAGGAAAAAAGGCGCGGAGGCAGTGGTTGGGCAAGGTCGTGAGTCTAACCGATCTTTGCGAAATACTAGGGGTCGTTCCGATGACGATCAGCCGCCTGGAGGAGCGCGGCTTTCCGTGCATCGAGCGTGGCTCCGGCCGCAACCCGAGCAAGTACGACACGCAGGAGTGCATCCAGTGGCTGATCAAGCACGAGATGCGAAAGCTCACGCAGACCCCCGACGGGCAGTTCCTCAATTACGAGGAGGAGCGCGCACGACTCACGCGCGAGCAGGCCGACAAGGTTGCGATGGAGAACGAGCAGCGCCGCCAGCGACTGGTCGACTCGGACGACGTCGGCATGCACTGGGGCAAGATCATCAGCAACGCCAAGACGAGGCTGCTCGCGATTCCGACCAAGGCCGCGCCGCTGGTGCTGGGATTGAAGACCATGCCGCAGGTGCGCGACCAGCTGGAGCGCATGATCGTGGAGGTGCTGAATGAGCTGTCGTCAGCCAATCCCATCCCACGTTTTGAAGGCGATGCAAGCGTGGAGGCCGCCCCCGAGGCTCACAGTGAGCCAGTGGGCGGACTTGTACCGGAAGCTAAGCCCCGAAAGCAGCGCCGAGCCAGGTCAGTGGGTGACTGATCGCGCGCCGTTTCAGCGCGGGATCATGGACGCCGTAAACGATCCGACCCTCTTCGAGATCTGGGTCATGAAGAGCGCGCAAGTCGGCTGGACCGAGGCGCTCAACAACGTCGTCGGGTACTACGTCGACCAGGACCCTGCGCCGATGCTGCTGATCCAGCCGACCGTCGAGATGGGCGAGGCCTGGTCAAAGGATCGTCTCGCTCCGATGGTGCGCGACTCGCCGCGACTGAGCGCGAAGATCGCCGACTCGAAGGTCAAGGACAGCGGGAACACCATCCTACACAAGACCTTCCTCGGCGGCCACATCACCATCGCCGGCGCCAACTCTCCGGCGGGCCTTGCTTCGCGCCCGGTGCGGGTGGTGCTCTTTGACGAGGTAGACCGCTACCCGGCCTCGGCGGGCTCCGAGGGCGACCCGATCTCGCTCGCGCGCAAGCGCACGACGACGTTCTGGAACCGCAAACTGCTGGCCGGGTCGACGCCAACGATCAAGGGCAAGTCGAGGATCGAGTCCGGTTTCCTGCAGGGGGACCAGCGCCGCTACTTCGTGCCGTGCCCGCACTGTGACCGGAAGCAGACGCTGCGCTGGTCAAACGTTCAATGGCCGGAGGGCAAGCCGGAGGAGGCCTACTACGTTTGCGAGGGATGCGGCGCGGTGATCGTCGACGCCGACAAGCCGTGGATGCTGGCCGAGGCCGACCGCCGCCAGCGCGCCGGCGAGCCGGGCATTGGTTGGGTGCCGACCGCGGAGCCGAAGCGCAGCGGCGTGGCGAGCTTCCACATCAATGAGATCTACAGCCCGTGGGTCACGTTCGGGACCATGGCTGCCAACTTCATCGAGGCAAAGCAGTTCACCGACACCCTGCGCACGTGGATCAACACCGCCCTCGGGGAGCCGGACGACGTGCGCGGCGAGTCGATGGACGAGACCGGCCTGCTCGAGCGCCGCGAGGTCTACCCGGCTGAGGTGCCCGCCGGCGTGGTCATGCTCACCTGCGGAGTAGACGTCCAGGACAACCGGCTGGAACTGGAGATCGTCGGCTGGGGGCCTGGCGGCGAGTCGTGGGACATCGACTACCGTGTGATCGAGGGCGACCCCGGGCAGCACCCGTCGCACTCCCCGCTGTGGAAGCAGCTCGACGAGATCCTCACGAGCGACTTCGAGCACGAGCTCGGCGTGCGCATGCGGATCTCCGCGACCGCCATCGACACCGGCGGCCACAAGACCGACATGGTGTACGCATTCTGCAAGCCGCGGTTTGCGCGCCGCGTGTTCGCCGTGAAGGGCGTCGGCGGTCATGGACGCCCGCTGGTCAGCAAGCCGACCCGCAACAACGCCGCCGGCGTGCGCCTGTTCTCTGTAGGCGTCGACACGGCGAAGGAACTGCTCTTTTCGCGCCTGAAGGTGACGGAGCCTGGGCCCGGGTACTGCCATTTCCCGCATGCGCGAGACGTTGCGTTTTTCTCACAGCTCACCGCCGAGAGGCTCGTCACCCGATACTTCAAGGGCGTAGCGGTGCGTCGCTGGGAGTTGAAGGACCACAAGGCGAGGAACGAGGCGCTCGACTGCCGGGTGTATGCCACCGCGGCACTCGCGATCCTCGATGTGAACCTGGACAAGGCTGCACGTCGCTTCAGGCAGCGCGTCGAGATGCTGGGAGGCGAGCATGAAGCTCTGAGCGACCGGCCCAGACCGGCAGCGCCGGATGAGGCCGCGCCGCCGGCCGCGCAGAAGCCGGCGCCGGCGCGAGCCGTCAAGCCGCCGCGGCCGCGCGGTGGATTCGTCAACGGGTGGAGGCGGTAGATGGGCAATGCGTTCGACTCAGCGAACTATCCCGAGGGCGAGCCGGAAGAGCTGGTCGTCGGTGATCGCTGGTTGTGGAAGCGCACCAGCCTGAGCGCTGACTACCCGACGGCCGATTACTCGCTCAGCTACGTCGCCGACAAGCAGGCATCCGGCAGCACGAGCTTCTCGATCACCGCCAGCGAGACCGGCGGGATCTACCTGGTTGAGGTTGCGAGCGCGACCACCGCAGGGTACACCGCCGGCGCCTACGCCTGGACCGCGTACATCACACGCACCAGCGACAGCCAGCGCGTGTCGATCGGGCGCGGCATCTGGACGCTGATCCCGAACCTCGCGGCGTCGACAGCCGACCCGCGATCGCATGCCAAGAAGGCGCTCGATGCCATCGAGGCCGTTCTGGAAAGCCGCGCCACCGTCGACCAGATGGCCTACACCATCCAGGGCCGATCGCTGTCGCGCACGCCGATCCCTGACCTGCTGAAGCTGCGTGACTACTACCGGGCCGAGTACGCAGCCGAGCTCAATGCCGACCGCATCCGCAACGGCAAGCCGGCCAGCAACCGCCTGCTCACGAGGCTGTGATGAACGCCAGCGACATTGCCCGCCGGGTGATTGCCTTCTTTGACCTGCAGGATATTTTCGTCTTCGGCGGCCTCGCGGCCGTAACCGTCGGCGCCTACCAGATCTACCCGCCGCTCGGCTGGATCGTGCCGGGCGCGGTGTCGATGGCGCTCGGCGTCAGGATGGTGCGCTGATGGGACTGCTCAACCGCTGGATGTCGCCGAAGCCGCAGGCCGCCACGGCGCGCCGCTCCGCCGACTATGCCGCCGCAGCCATTGGCCGTCTCACGGCCAGCATGGCGTCCTACAGCCTGTCGGCGAACCAGGAGATCTTCCGCAGCCTGCGTACCCTGCGCGCCCGCTCGCGCGAGCTGGCGCGCGACAATGCGCACGCCCGGAAATTCCTGCAGATGGTGGAGGCCAACGTCATCGGCCCGGACGGCGTCATCCTGCAGAACAAGGCTGGCGACTGGGGCCGCGACCAGAAGTTCACCCTCGACACCGTCGCCAACGGAATCATCGAGCGCGAGTTCCGCATCTGGGGCCTGCGCGGCTGCGAAGTGACGAACCGCATGTCGTGGCCTGCCCTGCAGCGCCTGTACGTGCGCACCATGGCCCGCGATGGCGAGGTGCTGCTGCGCCGCATCCGCCATATGGACGCCCGCCGGAACCGGCACGGGTATGCCCTGCAGTTCATCGACGTCGATCGTCTGGACGAGCGGCACAATGACGACCTGCCGAACGGCAATGTCATCCGCATGGGCATCGAGCTCGACCGCAGCGGCCGGGCCGTCGCCTACTGGATCAGCACCCGCCACCCCGGCGACCTGCGGTTTTCGGCCTATGCCGTCGGCGAGCGCGAGCGCGTGCCGGCCGAGGACATCATTCACGACTTCGTGCAGGACCGCCCCGAGCAGATCCGCGGCGTGCCGTGGATGCATGCCGCTATGATCCGGCTCAACCATCTCGGCGCGTTCGACGAGGCCGCCATCATCGCGGCGCGCATCGGCGCGGCGAAGATGGGCTTCTGGACCTCGAAGGATGGAGATGCCTCCGCGCTGGCTGACGACCAGGATGCGTCCGGTAACCTGATCACCGAGGCCGAGCCGGGCACGTTCCAGATGGCGCCGGAGGGCTACGAGTTCTCCGCGTTCGACCCGAAGTACCCGGAGGCCAACTACGACGCCTTCACGAAGGCCTGCCTGCGCGGCATCGCCTCCGGCTTTGGCGTTTCCTACAACTCCCTTGCCAGCGACCTCGAGGGCGTGTCGTATTCCTCGATCCGCCAGGGCGTTCTCGATGAGCGCGATGCGTGGAAGACCGTGCAGGCGCAGGTGGTCGACGGCCTTTGCCGGATCGTGTTCGCCGACTGGCTGTCCACCGCGTTGATCATGGGCGCGCTGGGCCCGCTGCCGGCCAGCAAGCTGTCGAAGTTCCACGCCGACACCTGGCAGCCGCGCCGTTGGCAGTGGGTCGACCCGCGCAACGACATCGAGGCGGCCAAGCTTGCCGTCGAACTGCGCGTCAAGTCGCGCCGCCAGATTGCCGCCGAGCAGGGCGACGACCTGGACGACATCCTGCTGGAGATCGAGCAGGAAGAAGAGACCATGCGCGCTCGAGGCCTGCTGGGAGATTCGCAGGGCTCCGGCGGAAGCATCGGAGCCGCGTGAGAAAAACGCAACACCACGCGGCGGACACGCTGTGGTGTCATCGCGGGCATGGACACGACCGCCGAACTTGAAAAGCGCAAAGCGTTCCTCGCCGATCCGTCGCGCGAGCCGCAGACGCGCTCCTTCCTGATCAAGCGCGAAGCGATCAACGTCGACGCGCGCACCGTAGAACTGGCGTTCTCATCGGAGGCGCCCGTCGAACGCTGGTGGGGCATCGAGATCCTCGATCACTCGCCGGCATCCGTTGACCTCAACCGCCTCCGCAATGCGGGCGCGGTGCTCATGGATCACGATCCTCGCGAGCAGGTCGGCGTTGTCGAGAACTGCCAAATCGAGGGCGACCGGGTAGGTCGCGCCGTCGTGCGCTTCGGGAGGAGCGACGATGCCGAGGAGGTGTTCCAGGACATCGTCGATGGCATCCGCCAGCACGTGTCCGTCGGCTACCGCATCCACAAGGTCGAGGTGTCCGAGCCCGACTCCGCGCAGCCGACCTACCGCGCGACTCTCTGGGAACCGTATGAGATCAGCATCGTCTCGATCCCTGCGGACACCAGCGTCGGCGTAGGCCGCTCCGAATCCCTGAATCCGCCGCCCGCGCCCGTCGCGCCGCCGGCACCCCATGTTTCCGTCACGAGGAATGCACCCATGACCGAACCAGTCATCGACCAGGCCGCCATCGAGAAGCGCGGCGAAGCAGCTGCCATGCAGCGCGTCAACGAGATCCTCGCCACCGGCCAGGCCTACGAGAAGCACGGCGGCATGGAAGTGGCCCGCGAGGCCATCACCGCCGGCCACGACCTGCGCTGGGTCAACGAGCAGATCATGAAGCGCATGGCTGCCGGCCAGGGCTTCAGCCCGTCCGCGCCGGATGTCGGCATGAGCGGCAAGGAGATCAAGCGCTACTCCGTGGCCCGCGCCATCAACGCCATGGTGACCGGCGACTGGAAAGACGCCGGCCTCGAGCGCGAGGCCCACGAGACGCTGCTGAAGCGCGGTGTGGTTGCCGCGCGCGGTGGCGTGCTGGTGCCCTACGAGGTGCAGAAGCGCGACATGAGCACTGCCGCCAACGGCGGCGGCTACCTGGTCGAGACGGTGAACGGCGCCGCCAGCTTCATCGAGCTGCTGCGCAATCGCACCGTCGTTGGCGAGCTCGGCGCGACGACCCTGTCGGGACTGAAGGGCAACATCACGATCCCGAAGCAGACGGCCGCCGGCACGGCGTACTGGCTGTCGAACGAGACGACCTCGGCCACCGAGTCCAACCAGACGATCGGCCAGCTGGCGATGTCGCCGAAGACCGTCGGCGCCTACACCGAGTACAGCCGCCAGCTGATGCTGCAGTCGGCGCCGGCGATCGACATGCTGATCATGAACGATCTTGCGCGCGTTCTCGCGATCGCGGTCGATCTGGCGGCCCTCGAGGGCAACGGCTCCAGCGCGCCGGTCGGCATCGCGAACACCTCGGGCATCGGCTCGGTCACTGGCACGTCGCTGGCGTACGAGGACATCCTCGAGTTCCAGACCGACGTCGCTGCTGCCAACGCCTTGGCCGCGAACTGCGCCTACGTCACCACGCCGGCGGTTGCCTCGCTCCTGGCCCAGCGCCAGAAGTTCAGCAACACCGACACCCCGCTCTGGGAAGGTGGTCTGATCGATGGCCGCGTCTCCGGCTTCCGCGGTGTCGCAACCAACCAGGTGACGGCTGCCTCGATGATCTTCGGCGACTTCGCCCAGGTGATCATCGGCGAGTGGGGCACGCTGGAGCTTGCGGTGAACCCGGTGGCTGGCTTCGCGGCTGGCATCGTCGGCATCCGCGCGTTCCAGACGGTCGACGTCGGCATCCGCTACGCGGGCGCCTTCAGCCGCGCGACATCGATCACCTGATCGTAGGGTTTCGGGAAGGGGGCCTTCGGGCCCCCGTTTTTCCAGACCCCAGAGGAATCAGGAATGCAGCAACCGAAAGAGACCACCGTTCGCATCATCCGCCCGTTCTGCATGGGCGGCGAACCGGTGCCGGCCGATACCGTGCTGGTGCTAGAGACGCCGTTCGCGCTGGAGCTGGTCGCGATGAACAAGGCGGTGGTCACGAAGGACGCCCCGCGCGCACCGCAGCGCGAAACGTCCACTCGCGCACCGCGCAAGCCGCGTCAGACGCAGGCCGAGAAACTGCCTGCCGATGCCGCGAACGAGAACCAGCAGGCGCCGCAAGGCCCTGCCAACGAGGCATGACGCAATGAGCGCATCCGACCTTCGCAGTGTCAGTCCCGTGGTCATCTTGGCGCCGATCGACTGCGCCGATACGGCTGCTGCCACCTCCGGCTGGATTGACGTTCGCACCTACGAGGGTGACGTCGCCGTCATCCAGACGGTCGGCGTCGTCACGGCCGGCACCATCGTCGGCAAGGTCCAGCACGCCAGCGATGGCAGCGGCACCGGTGCAGCCGACCTGACGGGCGCTGCGTTCACCTCGGTTGGCACCTCGACCGACAACAGCGTCCAGAAGACGGTGTTCCGCGCGAGCGAAACCGCCGGCTACATCCGCTACGTCGGCACGATCACCACCGGCCCGGCGCTGGTTGGCGCCACGCTGCTGGCGCGCCTCGACACGGTGTGATGTGGCGTGGCCTTCACGGAGGACCTGACCCAGTTCTTCGATACCGATGACTTCGGTGTTGCCGCTACCTACAACGGCAGCACCACGGTCAACGGGATCTTCGACAACGGGTTCTCCGCGATTGGCTCGCAGCCGGGCATCGAGGGATCGCTGCCGTCGTTCACCTGCCGCGCCTCTGACGTCTCTGGCGTCGTGCACGGGCACACGCTGGTGATCAGCGGCACCACCTACAACGTCATCGGCGTTCACCCGGACGGGACGGGCGTCATGGTGTTGGCGCTGGCTGAGTCGAGCTGATGGCAGACCACCGCGCCGAGCAGATCGTCCAGGCCGTGATCACGAAGGTGACCGGCCTGACCACGACGGGGTCACGCGTCTTCCGCAGCCGCACTGCCGACCTGCAGGACAGCGAGATCCCGGGGCTTGTTGTCGCGCTGGGCCCGGATC